CCCGGATCCGCTGCTCGGGGTGAACATCACCTACGCCGACCCGCGCAACGCCCGCATGTTCTACGACCCGCAGAACCCGCGCCTCAAGCGGTTCTTCGCCACCATGTGGGAGACGCAGCTGCGCGGGGAGAAGAAGACCCGCATCCGGATGGACCTGTACTACCCGGACCGCATCGAGAAGTGGATCAGCGCGCCGGGCAACCGGCAGAAGACCGCGAAAGAGTTCGAGCCGTTCCTCGACCCGGACGACAACGCCGACGACGACTATCCCGGCTCCGGCGCCGACCCGGACAACGACCCCGCGCCCGCCGCGTCGTGGCCGATGCCCAACCCGTTCGGGCAGATCCCCGTATTCCACCTGCGCACCGCGTACGAGTACGGCAAACCGGTCCACGCGAACGCGTTCGCGCTCCAGGACGCCATCAGCAAGCTCGTCGAGATGCTGATGGTCACGGTCGAGTTCAACGGGTACCCGCAGCGCTACGCCCTCCAGGAGGCCGACAGCCTGGGCACCCAGTCCATCCGCGAGGACCCGCTCGCCGAGCACTCCCCGGCCGACTGGGATCATGACTTCACCGAGACCGCTCTGTCGACCACAAGTGTGGTTTCCGGCGCGATCAGCAACGAGACCGGGTCGAACTACGAGGCCAACCCCGGCGCCATGCAGATCTACAAGGGCTTCAAAGCGGTCGGCAGCTTCACCACCGCGACCCCGGGCGCGTTCCTCGACCCGTTCAAGAACTTCGTCACCAGCATCGCGACCACCACCTCCACCCCCCTGTGGAAGTTCCAGGGGCTGGGCGGCACCACCCCGTCCGGGGAGGCGCTGCGCATCGCGGAGATGCCGCTGGTGCAGCACGCCCTGGACCTGATGGCGATGCTCGGCAGCCCGTACGAGGACATGTACGAGTTCGCACTGCTGGTGATCGGCGTCACCGCGAAGGTGAAGATCGCGTGGGCGAACCCGGCCACCTCGGATCTGAAGGAAACCTGGGACCTGGTCAAAGCGAAGATCGAGCTGGGTGTGCCGCGGGACGTCGCGTTCATGCAGGCCGGGATCAGCGAAGCCGAGGCACAGGAATGGGCCAAGACCTACAACGACGTGTTCGCCACCGCCGCCTACTACCAGGGCCGCGCGGACATGTACCTGGCCCAGGCCGAGCTGCTGCGGCAGCAGGCGGTCGCGGCGAAAATCGCCAACGGCGTCCCCCAGCGCGTCGCCCTGATCGAGGACGGCCGCAGCGAGCAGGACGTCGACGGGTGGCTCGCCGACACCGAGCAGGAACGCACCCTCGAGCGCAAAACACAGATCTTCCAGCAGCTGACCCAGGGCATGCAGTCGCTCGGCATGGCCGTGAACCTCAACGTGATCAGCGAGCAGGGCGCGAACCAGATCGTCATGTCCCTGTTCGGGGAGCTGATGCCCGAGATCCCCTCGGCCGAGCTCGAGGTCGACGAGGAAGACGAACCGGACCCGGCCGCGTTCCCGCCGCACCCGCTCCAGCCGGGCATGCCCGGTGAGGAGCCGCACGAGGGGGGCGCGCCGCCGGCGATCCCCGGTGTGCCCGGCCTGCCGCCCGGCACTCCGGCCCCCGTGCACATCTACGACCCGAATAACTAGCCCGTGGCCGGCGCGCAGGACACGATGACGCAGTGGGACCTGGCCGACCGCCAGGCCCTGCAGCTCGAGCTGTCCTGCGCCGCCACGGTGACCAGGTCCCTGCGGCGCGCGGCGGCCGCGCTGACCGCGATGCTGCTCGCCCTCGGCGCCCGCTACGCCGACGAGCAGGGGCAGATCCCACCGCAGCGCCAGGCAGAGATCCGGGGCGCCCTGGACGCGGCCCTGGCCGGTCTCGCGGTGGATGTGGCGGCCGAGACCACCCGCGCCGTGGCCGCGGCGACCGCGCTCGCGGTGCGGCAGGAAACCCGGGCCCTGCGCGCCCTCGGCGTCGACGCGAAGAGCCTGCGCCTGCGCATCGCGGACCCGGTGCTCACCCAGGCCGGCCAGTCCAGTGCCCGGGTCCTGGCCGCCGCGATCGGCGACGCCCAGCGGTTCGCCGCCTCGGTCCCTCTTGCCACCGTGGCGCAGCTCGAGGCGGTCGCGGCGAAAGCAGCCGGTGTCGCGCCCAGGGTCGAGGCCAACGTCCGGTTCCTGACCAACCGGGCGATCAACGAGACGACACGGCAGCTGGTACGCGAAGCCGCCACCCTCGCGCCCCCGCCCATACCGCCGACCGAGCGCTTCCCGCTCGAACCGGGCGGCTTCAACCCGCCGCAGCAGCTGCCGCCCGCATCGCCCCCGCCGCTCGAGCCCGCACGGCCGCCCCTGGTGCCGCCCACCCTGGTGCTGGTGTGGGTCGCCGAACGCGACGCCTGCCTGACCTGCCTCGCCCTGTCCGGGCACGTCTCCGACCCCAACCGGGGCATCGGATTCGACGAGGACGCCACCTTCTCACCCCACGGCGCACCCCCGGTGTGGCCGCCGGGGATGCCGCTGCTCGCGCCGCCGCGCCACCCACGGTGCCGATGCCGGCTGCGCATCATCACCGCAGACAACACCCTCGTGCCCGAGACGCTGCGCCTGAACGCGCAACGCTCCGTGCTGCGCGGCTTGTCCGGCCACGACTCCAACCGGTCCCGCATGACCGCCGCGCGGCGGCTGCTGGCCCACGGCACCGGCCTGCCCGGCGCCGTCCACGAACGTGCCACACGCGACCTCGCGCGCGGCCGCTTCACCAAACCCCGGGGGCCGCTGGCCAAACGCCGCTACCCCCAGTCCCGATAAGCGGAGGAAACCATGGCAGACGACCCCACCAAGCCGGGCCCGGCCGACCCGGAGCCGGCCGACCCGGACGAGCTCGAAGAGGTCGACGACCCGCAGGACGGCGACGACCCCGAGGGCGAGCCGTGGACGCCTCCGACCCGTGAGCAGTGGGAGGCGCACCAGGCCGCGCTCGAGGCGGAGCGCGCGAAGCTCAAGCGGGCCCGCGACCAGGCCAAGCGGCTACGCGAAGGCAAGCCGCCCACCGATCCGGCCGCGACCGCGCCGGCGGCCGTGGCGCCGGGTGAGGTGGACGTGTGGAAGAGCCGCGCGGTGCGCGCCGCCGCGAAGGCCGAGCTGATCGACCGCGGCGCCGACCCGGACATGGTCGACCTCGCACTCGGCCGCCTGAAGGCGGACCAGATCGAGTTCGACGCCGACGACGAGCCGGAGCTCGACGACTGGCTCGACGAGATGCAGGAGCGCTACCCGAAGCTGTTCGCCAAGGCGCCCGCCGCCCCCACAGCCGACCCCCGGCCGCGTGCGGGCCGCGTCAACCAGGCCGCGCCCGCAGGTGGAACTCCGGCGCGGCCCAAGATGTCGCTCGGCGAGGCGATCATCGCGAAGTCGGAGGCCGCTCGGCGGGCCGGGCGCCGCGGTATCGGGGGCTGAACACTCGTTCGATAGAATGGAGCCACGAAAAGCCCCCGCGACGGCGGCAACCGTCCGGGGGCGTGGCCGACCGCGTGGAGTCGACATGTCCCATCTTAGCGACCTCGAGCGTTTCATCTTGAAGGTCCCCGTGCGTGGAAACGGATGTTGGCCCTGGGGCGCATATCTGCACCCGAAGGGCTATGGCCGCTTCTCGCTCGGCGGCAAAATGATCTGGGCGCATCAGGCTGCGTACCTACTCCTCATTGGTCCCGTACCTGCGGGGCTTAGCGTTGAACACGCATGCCACACGCGCGATACAAGCTGCCCTGGCGGTTCAACATGTCCGCATCGGGCATGTGTGCGCCCATCGCACCTTGAACTGCTCACCGGCCGAGAGAACATCCTGCGAGGCCGAAGCCCGTCTGCCGCCTGCGCCGTAAAAACACACTGCCCCGCTGGCCACCCATACGATGCCGGCAATACCTATGTCAGCCCGAGCGGCGATCGTACGTGTCGAACGTGCAAGGTTGAAACGCGTTTGCGGTATCGCACAAGAGTTCGACCCGGTGTATCCTCCAGCTAGAGATCGTCGAGCCAGAGCGCAGACGATCCACCGGCGCCAGAGCGCGCCACCAATGGCACAGCACGACCGGCGTGTTCGTTAGCAGAGCCTCGCTCGCCCGGATCCAGTGACTTCACCTGGACGGCGAGCCGCCTCACCTCCAGGTCGACGCTCCGGAGGTGAGCGATGGCGGCGAGAGACTTCAGTGCCTGGCAGCCGATCATTTGGGACGACCAGGTCATTCAGCGCGAGGTCCAGGCCAGCGCGATCTACGACGTAGCGCGTGAGATGAACATGGTGTCCAACACGTACGAGATCCCGCGCTTCACCAACGCCATGGTGGGCGGCGGCTCGCAGCTGACCGAGGACACCAACAACGGCGACACCATCGCCCTGTACTCCTACCAGTACAACGGCAAGGAGACCCTCGACGAGGCGCAGATCGAGGACTCTCCGGCCGACGAGGTCGCCGCGGTCACCTACGAGTGGATGAACTCGTTCCACCTGTCGTACGACAACGCCTGTCTCGGTGTGTCGGCCGCCCGCTCGAGCACTACCTCGAACTTCCAGCCGTACAACTCGGTGTACTACACGGTGCGCCACTCCGACTCGGACGTGGGCTACGTCGCGGACACCAACTACACCAAGACGGGCTCCGGCGGCCTGACCTACGACTTCGCGAACACTGCGCTCGGGGTCCTGGAGAACACCAAGTTCTGGAACCCGGTCAACGGCTGCGCGATCATCCACAACAGCCTGAAGAAGGCGATCCGCGGCGTCAAGGACGGCCAGGGGCGCCCGATCTTCGTGGAGTCCACCTCGGGATTCCCCGGTGGTGGCGTGCAGCCGCGCTACGAATTGTTCGGCGTGCCGGCCTACTTCACTTTCGGCGCGGTGGTCTCCAACGACTTCACCTCGTTCCAGAACGGCACCTTCGGCAACCCGCTGATCATTTTCGCGAACCGGCGCCACCTGGTGCGAGGCGACCGGATCCCGCCGCAGGCGCAGTTCATCAACGCCAACATCAACATCAGCGCGCTCGAGCACACGGTCCAGTTCCGCGCCCGCCAGGGCTTCGCCGCGACCGTGCCCCAGGCCTTCTCGGTGCTCGAGGTCGGCGCCTAAACACCACCGTCACCGGTCGGCGGCCCTCCGCTGCCGCCGACCGGCCCGGCACTTCGCGGAGGGAGGTGACCTGGACATGTCGGCCACGACCGTCAACGGGCAGCTACTGAGCCCCGTCGTCGCGCTGCCCGCCGGCGCCGTCCAGGTCACCCTCACGCTCGTCGACTACGACGACGCGCCGGTAGTCGGGTTCAACACCACCGACTCCACCGAGATCGTGTCGACGAGCACGATCATCCCCACCACGGGGGGTCTGTGGACCGCGCAACTGGTGCCCAACGCGGACATCCAGCTGTTCAACGGCTCCGCGCAGACCGCGTACCGGGTCGTGGAGAGCGGCAACGGATCCTCCTACGCCTACTGGGTCATCGTCACCGCCTCCGTGAACCCGGTGTGGGTCGGCTCGCTGCGCACCACCCTGGTCGGCACCACGGGCGGCACAGCGGCGGCCATGGCCATCGCCGGAGGCCTCACCGTCGGCGGCGCAGCAGTGTTCAACGGCACCGTCACCGGGTCGGCCGACCCCACACTGCCGCTGCAGCTGGCCACCAAGCAGTATGTCGACGCGCACGGCTCCACGCAGCCATGGCAGTTCCGGCCTGTCAGCTACGGGGCGTTCGGGGACAACACCCACGACGACACCGCGGCGATGGTAGCGACGGTCAACGCAGCCGTCGCCTACGCCCAGGCGAACCACGGCTACGCCGAGGTCGTCCTCGACCCGGTCACCTACCTGCTCTCCTCCGCACCCATCACCGGCGGTAGCACCCAGGGAAGCGCGCAGGTCCCGCTGCCGGTCATCGCGGACACCGCGCAGAAGGTGATCCTGGTCCTGCGCTGCACCCGGGACCAGTCGGCGCTCTACCACTGGTTGCAGACGACCCCGCAGCGCGCGGGCGCGATCCTGCGCTCCACCTACGACGCCGGCGCGTCGGTGCCCGCGACCGGAGAGGTTTCCGTGGTGGGCGGCCCGACTCCGCATTTCCTCGGCGACCCGCCCTCGGCGTTCAGCAACATGCTCGTCGTCGTCGACGGGGTGGGGATCGAGCTGGCCAACCCGGACAACATGTGCGCGTTCGACTTTAGGTGCCTGGCCGAAGCGAACGTCCCTAACGCGGCCGTGCTCGGCGCCCGCACCGGCACCGGTGCCCCGGCGGTCCCGGCGGCGAACTGGGGCGCGGGCCTGATGATGCCGGTCGTCAACAACAACGACAACTGCAACATCGGCCTCTACTCGTGCGAGGGCCTGGTCTACGGCCTGGTCTTCTACGAGCACCTCAACGCCGAATCGATCCGGATCATCAACTGCTTCGACGGGATCGTGTGCTGGTCGAGCAGCGGCTTCCCGCACCGCAACCGGATCGGCTACGCGAGCATCGAGGGCTGCCAGCGCTGCATCGTCTTCGCAGGCGCCTACAACAAGCTGGACATCACCACCGCGGACATCGAGTGGGGCGGCGGCGCGATCATCGACGACGTGGGCGTCACCCCGAGCATCGGCCGTATCGGACTGGGCTCGAACGGGTCGGACGGTGCGAGCCTGAGCGCCGCATTGTCCTCAGGTGTGAACGCGGTGACCGTCGCGAACGGGGCACTGGCCTTGGAGATCGTAAACCTGGACCAGAAGCGCGGCGCGGTCACCGCCCCCTCGCTGCCAGCCAGCACGGTCGCGCTGACCAACCCCTTCTGGCGCGACGCCGAAGTCACCATCGCCGGCGGAACCGTCACGCAGATCTCTGTCGACGGCGCGAACCAGCTGATCACCTCCGGGACGGTCACGGTCCCGACGGGGAAGAAGATCGCGCTGACCTACTCGGTCGCGCCCTCCTGGGCTTGGAAGCTGCTATGACCGAGCCGCTGCCGACCTTCCTGCCGGGCACCACCGCGAGCCTTCAGGCGCTGCTGAGCGGCGACGCCTCGGTCATCACCGTGGCGATCGTCGACTCGGCCGGGGACGTGCTGCTCGCACCGACCCCGTACGGCATCTCGCATGCCGGACCGGGCCTGTACCTGTACGCGTGGGCGGTCCCCTCGACACAGCCCGCGGACACCCTCTCGGCGCGGTGGCAGGCCACCGTGGGCGGCCAGCCGCAGCAGTCCACCGAGTTCTTCGCGGTGTCCTCGGCCGGCGGCCTTGGCGCGTGGTGCTCGGTCGCGGACGTGCTCAACTACACCGGCAAGGACGTCGACGAGATCGACGTGACGGTCGCGCAGCAGTGGATAGAGGGGCTGATCCACCGGGTGTGGCGACCCACCGACGCGTCGCGGCGCGATTACTACTGGCTGACGCGGGCCACCGCGTGGCAGGCGCTGTACGTGCACGCGCACCCCGAGTTGCTGACGTCGATGGATGTGGCCTCGATCAGTCAGGACGGGTTGTCGATCACTTTCAAGGGGTCGACGCAGGCCGTGCAGATCTACTCGCCGGTGGCGCTGCGGTTCCTCTCGTCGCTGTTCCGCGGCAGCAATACCAGCATCCGGTTCAACAGCGCGTTCCAGAAGAACCGGCTCACCAAGGTCGGCGTCACGGCCGGCTCCTCAGTGCCCTGGAACAACCTATGATCGCGACCCCGACCACGACCGTGGACGTGCTGCGCGGCACCACGACCAACACCTACGGCGACACCGTGGACGCCGACACCCCCGT